CCCGTGGCCAATCCGCCCGATCCGGCTTTCGCTGCGCGCGAGGCCGACCTGAAGAAGCGCGAGGATGACATCGCCGCGCGCGAAACCAAGGCCGCCCATGACGATGCCGTCAGCTTCGCCGAGAAGATGGTGACCGAAGGTCGCCTGCTGCCCGTCCTGAAGGACAAGGTGGTCGCGATCTTCGACGCACTGCCTGGTCATGAGTCCGTCAGCTTTGCCGAAGGTGGCACCAAGATCACCGCAGGCGCAGCCCTGCGCGAAGTGCTGCAGGCGCTGCCCGTCGTGGTCAGCTTCGGCGAAGAGGATCTGGGCGACGATCCCAATGGCAAGGCCCGCGCGGCCTCCTTCGCTTCGGACGGCAAGCCTGTCGATGCCGCCGATCTCGCCCTTCACAACAAGGCGCTGGCCTATCAGCGCAAGAACCCGGCCACGTCCTACATGGACGCCGTGGCCGCCGTCTCCTGAGGAGCCGACCATGCAGTTTTTCCAGGAAGTCCTTTCGGACACCGTGATCTCGACCGGGCTGTGGGAGGCCTATGACCTGGTCAGCTACGCCGGCGCCAAGATCACTGCCGCCGATGCGGTGGTGGCCGGTGTGGCCAAGCACCCCAATACCGTTATCGGCGATCCGGGCGCGATCATCCGCATCGGCATCGTCCGCGTGAAGGCGGTCGGGGCGATCACCGCTGGCACCCAGGTCGTTTCTGCCGCCGCCGGCGGCGTCCAGGCGAAGGGTGCGGGCACCAACCCGTTCGGGCGCGCCCTGACCACCGCAGCCGATGGTGAGTTCGTCACCATCGCCTTCAACACCTGCAACTGAGGAGCGCGTCATGGCCCCTGTGAACACCCGCACCGCCCAGGTGGTCGACGTCATCCTGTCGACCCATGCGCGCGGCTACCGCAACGCCGAGAACATCTCGCACATCCTGTTCCCGCGCGTCACCGTCCCCAACCGCCAGATGCGCACTCTGAAGTTCGGCAAGGAAAGCTTCCGCATGCTGAACACCCGCCGCGCCCCCGGTGCGGACAAAAAGCGCATCCAGTACGGCTTCGCCTCGGATCCCGTGAGCCTGGTCCAGGACGCGCTGGAAGCGACGGTGCCGATCGAGCATCAGGAAGAGGCCGGTTCGGTTCCGGGCGTTGATCTCGCCTCCGGCGCCGTCGAGATGGTTCTGGACAACCTCGACCTTGGCCTCGAATACGAATGCGCGCAGATGGCCCGCAATGCGGCCAACTACGCCGCCTCGAACAAGGTCACGTTGACCACCACCGCCCGCTGGACGCAGACCGCCTCGACCCCGCGCGCCGACGTGAAGGCGGCCAAGGAAGTAATCCGCAAGATGACGGGCCGCTATCCGAACACGCTGATCCTTGGCCCCAACGCGGCCAATGCTCTGACCGAGCATGCCTCGATCAAGGACCAGTTCAAATACACCAGCGCGGATTCGATCACGCTGGACATGCTGGCCCGCGCCCTGCAGCTGAAGCGCGTCGTGGTGGGCGAGAAGGTCTATCTGCCCGAGACTGCCGCCGACAGCGCAGCCGCCACCGACGTCTGGGGCGATGATGCCATCCTGGCCTATGTGCCCGACGGCGCGAACTACCGCGTCCCGGCCTTTGGCTACACCTACGAGCTGTCGGGCTATCCGCAGGTCTCGAAGCCCTACTTCGAAGAGCGCAACGACAGCTGGATCTACCCGATGAAGACCGAACGCCGCCCGATCATCGTCGGCGCCGACGCGGGCTTCCTCTTCACCAACGCGGGGCAGTCGTGATGTCGGAACCGAAAACCAAGGTCCGCCTGATCAGCCAAGTGAAGGTGGGCGGTCGCTGGATCCCGGCGGGCGATCAGGACGTGACGGCCGAAGAACTGGAGGTGCTGAAATCCGAAGGGCTTCTGGCCGATGCCGGGCCGGAGGCCCCGGCAGTGGAGATCGTCCGCACCTACACCCAGGAGGAGTTCGAGGCAGCCGTGGCCATCACCGCGCAGATCATTGCCGAAGCGATGGTCGAAGCCGCCGTGGGCAAGGCTGTCGAGGAACTCCAGGCCGAGCGCAACGAGTTGAAGGCGCAGCTGCGGGTTGCCCATGAAAAACCGAACCAGTCTCCGGCAGATGCCGGGGAGGCCGGGGCCGCGGATGCAATGACATCTCCCCCAGGTGGCGCTGCCGCCCCGGCCGACCAGAATACACCCCCGAGCGAGAAGGCCTCAAAGACCGCCCAGAAGAAGGGCGCAGCGGCCACCACCAAGGGCTGATGGCCCCACGCCTGGGGCGGCGGCGCCGTTGCCCCAGGCATCCCCCTCCAACCCAAGGAGCGCCCATGCGCACTGTCCTTTGTTCGGTGATCGCGCTTGCCCTCGCCACCATGGCCTGGGCGACGTCCCTCGCCACCTTCGTCCGTGATCTGACCTTCACCATCGGCACTGCCTTTCGTGAAACGCTGCACTGGTCCTTCGATTTCATCCCGCGCCTGGTCACGCACCTGCAGCCCATGCGCCTGATCTCGATGGCAGCCACCGCCCTCAACGGCCGGCAGGTCGGCGGAGTGACGGTCAAGGGCTTCCTCGGCCGACCGGCCGTCAGGATGCTGACCGGCTGATCCTTATGCTTGCAGCGGGGCGGTCTCCGGGCCGCCCCATCCTTCCCGCCCTCCGGCGGGCGCACCCCTCAACCGCGCTAAGGGCAAAACGACCGAGAGGTCCCCGGCAGGTGCGTCCACCCGAGTGCAGGCTCCCAACCGTCAGGATTTCCATAATGTCTCAGCACAACGGCCTTCCCGTGTCCGGCTACCGCCCGCAATCCGAGGCGGCCGTGGCCACAGTCAACACCATGAAGCAGTTCGAGGAGCGCGTCCTTCGTCTTCTCGATGTGATGATGATGGCCCCGGAGGTCGACAAGCGCTGGCTGGCCATCGGTCGGACCTCGATCGAGCAGGGCTTCATGGCCGTCAATCGTTCGGTGTTCCGGCCGGACAGGGTTTCGCTGCCGGAGGACGAGGCGTCTTCGTGACCTACGCCACCCTCTCCGATCTGATCGAGCGCGCGGGCGATGCGGAGATCAAACAGATCGCCGACCGCGACCGCGACGGCACGCCGGATCCCGACGTGATCGTGGCCGCCCTGACCGGCGCCAACAACACGATCGATGGCTATGTTTTCGCGCGCTACAGTCGCCCGCTGCCGTCGATGTCGCCGGTCCTGACAGTCTGGGCCACGTCGATCGCGCGCTACACCCTGCACCGCAACGGGGCACCCGACCACGTCGCCCAGGACTACAAGGACGCGATCGCCGCTCTGAAGGACGTGGCGGCCGGTCGCTATGTGCTGCCGGTTTCCGATGGTGAGACGGATCCTCAGGTCGAGACGGGCCGCGTCATCGGCTCGGCCCCGCCGCAAGTCTTCACCCCCGAAAAGCTGCGGGGGTGGTGATGCTGGCAGACATCCACGATCGCCTGAAGATGGCGCCTGGCACACCGTTCTCCGGGGTCGAGATCGCCGAAGACATCGACGCGCTCGGAGAACGGGCAGGCATGGTGGACAGCGGTGCAGTCATCGTCATGCCATGGCGCGAACGCGCCGCACCCCAGGCCCTTGCGACCGGCGGTTTCCGCCAGCGCGTCGAGATCCAGTTCCTGACCGGGATCGTCATCCGGCAGTACGACCAGCAGATGGGCGGCGACCGCGCCGTCCAGTTCGACAGCTACAAGACAGCCGTCGAGAGCCTCCTCGCCGGCTGGACCCCTCCCGGCGCAGAGCCCTGCGAGCTGATCGGCGGCGAGAGCAGTCCGATCGACAAGGGCGTCAGCATCTACGTCCAGACCTGGGCAACCGCCCGTTTCCTGACAGGAGCCTGATCATGACCGACCTGCCCACCACCGGCGGCAGCTATGTCCGCGACCCCGAGACCGGAAAACTCCTGCGCGCGGCCAAGCTGACCGACCAGGAGGAGCCGCCCGAGCGCAATCTCATGCTGCCCGATCCGCCCGTGGCTGATGTGACACCCGTCGCAGAGACCGAACCGCCCGCACCCGCCGAACCCGCGCCGAAGCGGCGCTCCACCAGCAAGGGAGTCCTCTGATGCCCCGTCTCTTCCGCAAACTGGCGATCCTGAACAAGATCGAGACCACCTATGGCACGAACTCGGCCCCTGCCGCCGTGAATGCCATCATCGGCAAGAACGTCAGCTTCACGCCGATCGAGGCGGAAGAGGTCAGCCGCGATCTGATGCTGCCCTATCTGGGCAACCAGGGCGTGATCCTGACCGGCAAGCACGCGAAGCTGGAGTTCGATGTCGAGATGGCCGGGGCCGGCGCGGCGGGCAGCGTCCCGAAATATGCCTCCCTCCTGCGCGCCTGCGGCTTTGCCGAAACCGTGGCGGCCGAGGTGTCCGTCACCTATTCCATCATCGAGACCGGCGTCGAATCCTCGACCATGTTCTTCGAGATTGACGGGGTGCGTCACATCCTCCTGGGCGCGCGCGGCAACATGGCCGTGAACGTGGCCCCGAAGGCGATCCCGCATTTCCGGTTCTCGATGACCGGTCTCCTGGGCACGATCACCGACCAGGCACTGACCGCCGTCTCCATGACGGGCTGGACCACGCCGAAGGATGCCTCCAGCGCCAATACCACGCTGTCGCTGCATGGCTGGTCCTCAATCGCGGAGAGCCTGTCGATCGATCTTGGCAACACCGTCACGCCACGCTTCCTGATCGGATCGGAGTCGGTGATCATCTCCGACCGCAAGACCACCGGGCAGGCCGTGGTCGAGGCGGTCTCGCTGGCCACGATCGACTGGTTCGCCCGCGCCCTGGCCCGCACGAAAGGCGCGCTGGCGCTGGCGCATGGCAATGTTGAGGGCAACATCGTCGAGATCGCGGGCCCGGCGCTGGAGATCGGCAAGATCAGCCAGGGCCAGACCGACAACATCCTGAACTACACCCTGCCGCTGTCGTTCTGCCCGGTCACCGGCCGGGACGAGCTGACGATCGTCGTGAAGTGAGACCCTGACATGCAGTTCAAGCTGACGAAATCGCATCGCTACTGGTGGCCGGTGACGGTGCGGATCCCGGATCCAGATCGGAAGAGCACACGTCTGAACTCCAGTCACTG